ATGATGATTTAGTGATAGCGACTCTTCGTTCAAGAGGTATAGCAACTTATGGTTCTGACACTGGAGCTGTTTATCAAGTATCAGGTTTAACCAACGTTAGTATGGATTGTACTGGTTCTTATTCAGCAGTAACTAAAAATCCTTTTGCAGAGTTCGGTTTAAATATTACTGACAAAGATGGTAATTCTTATTTCTTCGAAACTTCATTCACAAATTCTGACCCTAAGTATATTAGTAAGGTATTTGGAACGACTAACTTCTCTAAACCAAGAACTAGTGTTCCTGTTTTTGTGGAAGAAAGATTCCAAGCTTTATTAACTTATGGTTATAGAAAAGGTTATGTTAGAGGTTTAAGTTGTGATTTGACAGCTTTACCAAACGCTCGTCAAGGTGTTGACCCTACATCAATCGCTTGGTATCTTGAACAATACCAATCTCCAAGTTCTCCTTGGGTTGTTTCTGAACTTAGAGGTAATAAAGTTTATGAATTATTCAAATTCACAACAATTGCTGATGGTGACGCCGCTAACACTGAAGTTAAAATTTCAATAGCGAATATATCATTTAACAATGGAACTTTCGATGTTATTGTGAGAGATTTCTTCGATAATGATTCCGCACCTACGGTAATCGAAAAATTCACAAATTGTACAATGAATCCTAACGAAAATAGTTATATAGCTAAAAAGATAGGTACGGTTGATGGTGAATATCAATTAAACTCAAAGTATATTATGGTTGAGGTTAATTTAGACGCACCTGTTGACGCATTACCTTGTGGTTTCGAAGGTTATTCATATAGAGAATACGCAGGTGTTAGACCTCCATTCCCAATATATAAAACTAAGTATGACTATCCAGGTGAAGTTGTTTACAACCCACCATTTGGTTTAGCTTCTGGTGCTGATGACGCTATCAGAAGTGCTGGTGACAATGTTAGAAGAACTTATTTAGGTATTTCTGACACAATTGGTTATGATATCGATTTCTACGGATATAAAGGAAAACAACTTCCATTAGATATATGTACTGATACATCAGGTGACGAATGGTACTATAAGACAAGAGGTTTCCATATGGATGTGAACGCAAGTTCTATCACAATAAATGATATATACACAACAAGTGGTACTCCGGCGTTTTATTGTGGTGACGCACCTTTTACATCTGACCCTGAAAACGAATCAAACCCTTACTATAGATTATACGCACGTAAATTCTCGTTGTTATGTCAAGGAGGTTTTGACGGATGGGATATCTATCGTGAGTATAGAACAAACGCTGACAGATTCGTTTTAGGTAGAAATGGTTATCTACACGGAGCTTGTCCTTCTATCAAATATCCTACCGCCACAGGTTGGGGAGCTTTCAAACAAATTACCGTTGGTGATAATACTCAAGATTGGGGTAATAGTGATTATTACGCTTATTTACTCGGTATTAGAACTTTCGCTAATCCTGAGGCTGTTAATATCAACGTGTTTGTAACACCTGGTATTGATTATATCAACAACTCTGACTTGGTGGAAAGTGCAATCGATATGATTGAGAATGATAGAGCAGATTCTCTATACATCACTACAACCCCTGACTATAACTTGTTCGCATCAGCCCCTGGTAATCCTACCGACTTGATTTATCCTCAAGAAGCTGTTGATAACTTAGATAATACAGGAATAGATTCTAACTATACTTGTACATATTATCCTTGGGTTCTTACAAGAGATAGTGTAAACAATACACAAATTTATCTACCGGCAACTGCTGAAGTTACAAGAAACTTAGCTTTAACAGACAACATCGCGTTCCCTTGGTTCGCAGCGGCGGGTTATACTCGTGGTATTGTAAACTCAATAAAAGCCAGAAAGAAGTTAACTCAAGAAGATAGAGATACTCTTTATAAAGGAAGAATTAACCCAATTGCAACCTTCTCAGATGTTGGTACGGTAATTTGGGGTAACAAAACCCTTCAAATTAGAGAAAGTGCTCTTGACAGAATCAATGTTAGACGACTTCTTCTTCAAGCTCGTAAATTAATATCTGCAGTTTCTGTAAGATTGTTGTTTGAACAGAACGACGCTAAAGTTAGACAAGATTTCTTAGATGCGGTTAATCCAATATTAGACGCAATCAGAAGAGATAGAGGTTTGTATGACTTCAGAGTAACGGTTTCTTCAGACACCGCTGACTTAGACAGAAATCAAATGACAGGTAAGATTTATATTAAACCAACAAGGTCTTTAGAGTTCATAGACATTACGTTCTATATTACTCCAACAGGGGCTTCGTTCGAAAATATATAATCTCACAAAAAATAAAAAAAAGAAAGGGGGGTAATACCCCCTTTTTTATTTTTAAGATATTTATTAATATGAAAATTATATTAACCGAAGAACAATTATCGAAAGTTAAAGCTTTAACCGAAGGTTTTTCTAATGTTGGGTCCCCTGATATGAAGTATTATGCATTTGATTGGGATGATAATATTATGAGAATGCCAACTGAAATTGTTGTTCAAGATGAGAAGGGTGACGAAATTGGTATGTCAACGGAAGATTTTGCAGAATACCGAGTTAAGTTAGGTAAAGAACCTTTCGAATACAAAGGGAAGACTATAGTAGGATTAGCACAAGACGCTTTTAGAAATTTCACAACAAAAGGAGATTCAAAGTTCATACCCGATTCACTGAAAGCGGAAACAGGACCAGCATGGGACGACTTTGTAGAGGCGGTTAATGGTGGTTCAATATTCTCAATCATAACAGCTCGGGGTCATACACCAAGTGTTTTAAAAGATGCAGTATATGGTCTTATAATGAATAATAAGAATGGTCTCAATAAAGACGAATTAGTTAAAAACCTTAAAAAATACAGAGAACTCACCGATGAAAAGGAAGGTTCAGATGAAGATATGATAGAGGAATACTTAAATATGTGTAAATTTTATCCTGTGACATATGGGGAATCCAAAGTGGGGGCTATAAATCCTGAAGAAGGTAAAATTTCTGCAATGAAAGAATTTATCACATACATTAAAGATATGGCTAAACACCTTCATAAAAGTGCTTACCTAAAAAATAAAGTATCTAATAATTTTATACCTACTTTAGGTTTTTCTGATGATGATGTTAGAAATGTAGAAAAGATGAAAAGTTATTTCGAAAAAGAACCAGGAAATATATTAAAAACTTATTTAACTGCTGGGGGAAAGAAGAAGCTATATTAATTAATATTTAAAAAAAAATTAAAGTAAATAGAAAATTTTTCAAACCAGTATATTTATAAAATATAAAAAACAAGATAAACTAAAAAAACTATAAAACAATGGCAGATTTATTAATGAAAATGCCCATACCTTACGAACCAAAAAGAGCCAATAGGTTCATTATGAGATTCCCTTCTACTTTGGGTATCAACGAATGGTTTGTGGAAAGTGCAAAAAGACCTTCAATCAATATAAAGGAAACCGAAATTCCCTTTCTTAATACTTCAACCTATGTGGCAGGAAGATTTACGTGGGATTCAATAGGTGTTACATTCAGAGACCCAATCGGTCCATCAGCGGCTCAAGCTCTTATGGAATGGGTGAGATTATGTGCCGAATCAGTGACAGGTCGCATGGGATACGCTGCGGGTTACAAGAAAAACGTCGATTTAGAGATGTTAGACCCAACAGGTGTCGTTGTCGAAAAATGGATTTTAGAAGGGTGTTTCCTAACTAAGGTTGATTTTCAATCACTCGGTTATTCAGACGACAAATTAGCAACAATCTCAGCAACTCTTAGAATGGACCGCTGTATATTGATTTACTAATTAATATTATTATATTTCTATACTAATCCCGTATATTAATTTGTACGGGATTTTTTATTGATTTAAAAAATATTTTATTTATATTTAAACGTAATGGGAATATAAAACCCAATTTTATATGAATCAAGATTTATACAACGCAGCAACAACTAACTTCAATCTACCACACGATATGGTACAACTACCAACAGGTGGAGTTTTTTATAAAAGTAAGAAAAAATCAATTAAAGTTGGTTATTTAACCGCCAATGATGAAAATATATTATCAAACGCTTTGTCGAATAACAACACCCAATCTTTTATTTTGAGTCTTCTTAGAAATAAAATTTACGAACACGATTTGAAACCTGAAGAAATGATGGATTCTGATATTGAGGCGGTACTTTTGTTTTTAAGGAACACTTCTTTTGGTCCTGAATATAAACTTTCTTTAACTGACCCAAAAACCAATCAAAGATTCGAAACTTCTATTTTATTGGATGAATTAAATATTAAACCCGGTAAAATGGAACCCGATAAAGATGGATGTTTTCAAACAACATTACCTAAAAGTGGGGATATTATAAAAGTAAAACCACTTACCTTTGGTGAACAATTAGAACTCGAAAATAGAGAAAATTCATACCCAAAAGGAAGGGATATTCCTAAAATTACCTGGAGATTAGAAAAACAAATACAAGACGTTAATGGAAATACAGATAAAGGGTTTATCTCAACCTATGTTGTTTCATTACCAATTGCGGATTCTAAATTCATTAGGAGTTTTATCAACGAAAATGTCCCATCATTGGATTTATCAAAATCAGTTATCGCCCCATCAGGAGAAGAAGTAATAGCAAATATTACATTTGGGGTTGAGTTTTTTCGGCCTTTCTTCTAATCACAAACAATACTTGTCTGATGAGTTTTATCTTCTAAGTAGATTTAACTACATCTCTTTCCAAGATTTTTTAATTATGCCAACATATATGAGGGAATACTTTGTGAACAAAATCATTTCTGAAAGAGAAGGGTAAATTTTTAAGTTTATTGTATTTATAACAAATGAGTAATAGTAACGAAAAGGATAAAATCACCGAAAATTTGACTTCATTGAAAGAGTTTAAACTCGCTTTGGAAACAAACACAATTAAAGGAATTAAGGAGATGAGAGTCGAGTTAGACTTATTAGCTTCTGGTATAAACAAAAGTTTTGGAATAGGTAGAGAATTATCCAAGGAAATAGAAACTACTCTAACAAGTGCGGTAAAGGGTGTTGAAGCGTTAGGTGGGGATTTAAAATCAACCGCGAACATACAATCGGAGGTTTCCAAAACTTTGGGTAGAAATGTTATTCTTCAATCAGATTCGTTTAAAGATTTATATGCCGCCCAACAAGTAACAGGTAAAGGTGCAGACCAACTTGTTTCCGCTTTCAAAAATATAGGAGTTTCAACATATCAAGTTGCTGAAAATACACAAACAATTTTTAACATTTCAAGGGCACTCGGAGTTAACGCTCAAGCTGTTACAGGAGTGGTATTACAAAATATTGACGCTATAAATAAATATAATTTTCAAGGAGGTGTTGAAGGATTAGCAAGAATGGCCGCACAGGCAACATCACTTAGAATTGATATGAACACGACTTTAGGGTTTGCTGAAAAAGTATTTGACCCTGAGGGTGCTATTAAAATGGCCTCAGCATTTCAAAGATTAGGAGTTGCTCAAAGTGATTTATTGGACCCATTACGTTTAATGGATTTATCACAAAATGACCCTGCTGAACTACAAAAACAAATAAGCCAAATGACACAACAATTTGTACAACTTGGCAAATCAGGTAGATTTGAAATTGCTCCCGATGGGATGAGAACACTTAGAGAATTACAAAAAGAAACAGGTATTGCTTATAACGAACTAACAAAGATGGCTTTAGGGGGCGCAGAAATGAACAGAAAATTACAAGAAATTAAATTTCCTGATGTTTTTACTGAAGACCAAAAACAAATGATAATGAATATGACGGAGATGGGACCTGGCGGTGTTTATACTTTAAAAGTTGATGGAAAAGAAATGGGTGTTAATGAAGCTATGAAATTATTCCAAGAAGATAAAGGTAAAATGGATAAGTTTATGGAAGCTAGTAAACCCAAGGACATAGCTGATTTAGCGTATCAACAACTTGAGGTTGATAAACAAATACTTGCGGGTATAAACACAATGGTTAGAGGTAGAATAAGTTACCCTGTAGCTTCCAGTGATATGATGCGTGAATTTCATACAGCGATACCAAAAACAATAGAAATTATGTCTAAATCTTTTGGCGATATGTCTATTATGAATATGAATAAGATACAACAAAAATTAGATGAAGAATTTACAGAACTTAAAGGAAAGAGAGAAAAAGGAGAGGGATTACCTGATTTGAAAGAAATACTCAATGATTTACCCAAAATTGGTACAAAAATAAAAAGGAGTTTTGAGACAGAATTAGGTGACGCTAGTAAAAAAATATCAACAGAAATGAAAGATTCGGGTAATTTATTTGTTAAAATTCTTGGCGATGGAATTGACAAAATGATTGATAAATTTAAAAAAGCGGGATTGTTCGAACCGAAAGATTTTATTTATTCGGAAAAACTTGGTAAGATAGATTTGTATGAAGAAGATACAATTATTGGAGGAAGTTCAGACACTATGAAAAATATTGCATCTGTAAAACCAGAAATACCACAGATATCCTTACCAACAATTCCAACAACACCTATAACAACAACATCAACAAAAGAAACTTCGGGAAACATCGAACATAAAGGTGAAATTAAAATTGTGGTTGATGTACAAGCACCATCTGGCGTAGATGTGGCTTCTTTGAATCGAATGTTCTCTGACCCAATTTTTCTAATGGAGATGAGTGAAAAACTAAAAAAAGTTTCTTCTAATTCAGTTTACTTCTAAAAAAGAACAAATTCACTTACGTCAAATTTTTAAAAAAAAATAAAACTATCTATTTATAGTATAAAAAAAGTAAATGTCGGAAAGTACTCTATCATTTGCATCTAGTTCTTCGTTTAGAAACTCTCTTATGGGGAGAAACTTAGCGGAATACTCTATACAAGGTGCGTATTCTCCACCATCAGGACCAAAGAATTTCGAAGTCATTCTTTCAGATTCACCTGTGATTGATTCACCAAACGAATATATATCGAAAGATACTTTTTCCAACCGATTGTATCCTTTAAACAAGTACGGACCCGAAAGTGGTTATAATATTGAAATTAACTACAATAACGCGCCTTTACCTGTAGATAGTAACCAAGGAGAATATAATCCAAATGACACCAATATGGATTTATTAAATGAATTCTATATTGATTTGGCTTATATAACCAACAAATATGGTCCTAACGATGGATACAACGATATGGTTGTTGTTACTGATATACAAAGAAATTCTTTAATATATCAACCTTACTGGAGTCCTCCGAGTTTTAGACCCTCTACCTACACATCAGCAGAAATACTTTTATCTAAGAACCCAACAGGTTCTGACGGACCAGTTTCTTTAGATTCTTACATAGCAAGTTTTGGTGCGAAAACACTACAAGAACTATTTCAAAGTACGATTGATTCAATTAATAATGTAAATAATTTAGGTGTTAATCAAATAAATGCGTTTAAAGAACCCTACATCGCAAGTTTGTACTCTACAGGACAACAAGGAGTAAAATCGTTAAATTTTCATATTACCGTTGCTCAAACAACACCAATAAACCAAACAAACACATCAACAGCCTTACAAGCAACTTCACAATTTGTACAAAATGTATTAGGACAAACATACCCATCCTCACCGATACCGGGAGATTATTTTACAAATACAGGGTATAAAAATGACCAAAATCCACAAACATTATTAGCTTCAAATGCAGTAACAAACTTAACAGGAATTCTATTAGGTCCTAATTTGAAAATAGGTTTTAACCCTTCTAAAGTTTTTTTGGATAATACAGGTAGCGGACAAAAAACGGTACTTTTCACAAATCTTCAAAACAACAGATATCAACCACAATATGATAAAGATTTAGGTACCCAATTTACCGTAGGAAGTAATGTTTTACAAACTTTAGCGGGACAAGGTGGTGTTGGAGCTTTTTTACAAAGTGGTTATTATGTTGGTAGTCCTAATGCGGAACCATCAATGATTAATTCACCACCCAATCAGGTGCCAGTTAATCCATATGGTCAACAAGAACAAGCGCCCGTTTATGGACCTTCTGAATTAGGTATTCTTTATGAAGGTGCAATACCGAAACTTGGTTTTACGTTTAATTCAAAACCTACCATAGATAGTGGTGGAATAATGGGACAATTTGTTTGGACTTCTCCGAGATATGTTGGTAACGCGGGGTTTAAAGCGACACCAGGAGGTGGAGCAGGACAAGTCGCACCTGATTTCCAACAAATATCAAGTGATTTCAATCGAAATGAATCTAACCAAATTAGTTTCAGACCAAATTCTATTTTGGATAAGACCCAAAGATTAATTAATTCTGGTGATTTAGTTACAGGAATACAAAGATTAAAACACGTAGGAAACGCAATCAATCAAGTTAGTAAAGTATTCAATGATGGTTATAAAGAAATCACAAAAGGTTCAAAAGTTGTTTCATATGTTGATAATTCAACTGGGTCTGAAGTTGGTATTGAATATTGTAGAGTTTTTGCTAAAGATACTCCTTATTACACTTATCAGGACTTACAACGATATCAAGGTATGGTAAATGAAAATAGGAGATTTTCATACTCAGTATTAGATAGTACATACAACTTGAATATTGCACCATCAAAAGAGGAGTATGGTTCAACAAATATCGTTAATGGTAAGGTTAAAAAATATATGTTTTCGATAGAAAATTTAGCTTGGAGAACTTCAGGTAGACCTGGTTATACATATGATGATTTACCTTATAGTGAAAAAGGGCCAAACGGAGGTAGAATAATGTGGTTTCCACCATATGATTTGAAATTCAACGACTCAAGTTCGGCGTCTTTCAATAAAACCTCATTTTTAGGTAGACCTGAACCAATATATACTTATAAAGAAACTACCAGAACCGGAACTATCAGTTGGAAGATTATTGTGGACCAACCATCAATACTGGATTTAATAACATCTTACCAACTCAAGAATACATCAAAAGAAAGAGTAGACTCAATTTTGGATTCTTTCTTTGCGGGATGTGCCAAGTATGATATATACGAATTAGCTAAAAAGTTTAATACATTGAAACTATCAGAACTTGTAAGTTTACAAGAGTTATTAAATTCACCAAATTTGACTGAAACAGAAATTACACAAATTAATGACGAAATTCCCAAAGAAAATGTTGTTGTACCTAAAACATCAACTATCACAACAGAAGATAAGAAAGTACCGGTTAATACAGAAATAACAGGTCTAAAACAAACGTTTGATGAGTATGCATTTTATTTTGAACAAGATACACCAAAATCACCACAGAATTTTAAAACCCTATACGATAATTA